TTGGTTGCGCTGCTCGAGCGGCAAAGTGTTGTATTCGGCCCACAGTTCAGTGGACGACTTGGAAGCATTGGTTGCCTCAGGAACCACTGTCACGGGGTCAATTCCAAGGCCGCTAATGACTGCGTTCGCCTGATTGGCAACGGTTTTCTGCTCAGCTTTCAAAGTTTCCAACGCAGCGGCTAGCGTTGTATTCTGTTCCAACGATGTGGCCAAAGAAGCCTGCAAAGCGTTGTGCGTTTCGGTGAGTCCGGCGAATGCCGTGACAAGTTCAGAGTGTTCGGCGCTGAGAGCTTCAAGAGCAGCGACATCAGCGCGGGCGCTGGTCAGAGCCTCGAGAGCGTCGGCCAATGTGTGGGGTTGCTCCATATACACTAGCCCCGCGTGTAAAGAAAAACCGCCGAGGGCGATTAAACCCCCGGCGGCTGACAACAACATACACGAACTAGCGGAATAGTATCTTTGCTACTTGACTAGCGCAACAAGTTTTTCGTAGGCGGCAGACTCGGTCAGAATGCCGTCGATCAATTTGTACTCCAGAGCCCTGGGAGCCAGATAAGCGCCACCGGTCATGGCCTCGGCGGGCACCGCACGATTCTTGAGGACGTTCCCTTTGAATTGCATGAACGCATCGTCCACGTATTGCTGGAGGCTGGCGCGCTGCGCTGCGGTCAGGGATGGCCCCATGCCAGCGCCCTTAAGAACTCCACCGGTATTCGTGATTGGATCCCATTCTAGTCCTTCCTCCGTCCACATCGCAGACTCATCAGTCCACGGAATGATCGTGCCGATGCTTCCCCATGTTGACGACTGCGATCCAAACAGTTTCGTCCCGCTCACTGCGAGATTATACGCAGCAGACGCGCAGGTACCGTCCGAGTAAACCACCACGGGAATCTTGCGAGCGGCCTCGGCGATGAGGTCGGCACCTTCCGCGCATCCCTCGCACGCTCCACCGGGTGAATCAATTTCGAGCCAGATGCCACGCACGCCGGCTTCCATCGCGTTTTCAAGGTCCTCTTCAAGCCACTCGTAGTCATACGCACCGCAGCAGGCTTCAATCGGTGACACGTTCTTTGAAAGCGTCCCGCAAATTTCAATGTGAGCAATGCCGTTGCCATCGATCTCCATCGGTTCACGGCCAGACTCCATCATACCAGTCCAGTCGCCATTCTCACCGCGCAGCTTGGCCTCGGCGAGTCTACGCACTGCTGCGTACCCTGACGACGTGATGAACCACGGCTTGTGAAAAATGGCCTCGATCAGGTGAGCGTTGCGACGGTGTTTCATGGCTGAGAAGGTGGCACATTGCCGTTGGGTGTAAGCAGTCCAAACGCCTCGCGCCCGAGCCCTGTAGCGGCCATGCGCGCTCGAATGTTAAGTTCCTCAGCCTGTACCTCGTCGAGGTGCTGATCGAGCGTTTTCGAGCCACTCGAAAGGATGTCCGTCATGGATCGCATCCCAGCCCGATACGCGTTGATGGCGTCGCTGTTTGCGTAGGAGCTGTCCGCCGTGAGTTGCGGTGCCTGTGTGAATCGGAAATTATAGGCGCCACCCTGGTTCGCATCGGCGCCAGTGTATGCAGGGAGTTCGCCGAGCTCGATGAATCTGGCGATGGCATAAGCCACGCGGCGTTTACACTGCTGAGACAGATACTGGTGCCGGTCGGCGGTGATGCGGTTTACCTGCTCCAAAATGATCCGAGCATTGGCACCGCCCATCTTCTCCAGACTCCAGCAAAACTCAGCGGGCCAGCCTGCGCCTAGGAGTGCATTTTTGATGAGTCGTTCCTGCAAGCGATCTTGCGCTTCAGTGGGATGCGTTGCATCAATCTGGGAGATTTTCTCACCAGCACCGGCCGTGAAATATTGCACCATTCCGCCCTGAACAGTTTCAAGGCGAACCCCACCCATTGCCTGAGGCATGGCGTCATTCGTAAAGGCCGACTCCATCGGGTCTTGCATCCCCATCTGATTCTCGACGATGAGACCCAGCGAGGACGCGAGTTTCGATGCTGCTTTGATATTGTCGCCAAGGGTTGCAAGGTCACGTAGGTCCAGGATTGCCGGCGCAAACGCTGAAATCCCGCGCACCTGTCCAATCTCGCGCGGATCCTTGGAAAGCATTGCAGAGCCTGCTGGAATGTCGCGGTCATCTTCGGCAGTCTCACCCATCAGACGAAATCCAATAGCACGGCCTGCGCGGTTGAGAATCACGCCGTTTTCCATTCTCGCCCCTGCAAACCTGCCAGATTGCACGCGCTCCTCTGATGCGGTACGAGTGCCAATTTGGTGCCACGGTACAAGTTGAAGCAGCGGATAGCCTGCTGAGTTCTGGCTGAGGACTGTTAGACAGTCCCCATCGCGGTCGATGGCGATATTCTCCAACGTCAGAGCATCCCACCAGGATGAGCCGTCCATGTACGCGATCTGGAACCAGTCGAGCAACTTAGCTTCGGCCCGCTTGCCCCATTCGCGATCCGCGCCCATGAAGATGGGACGAAATGCACCGTTTCCGGTCGTGAGCATCGCCTTCTGGTCGATTGCAGCGTTCACCACGCCAACATTCCAGTAGAGTTTTCGAGCGGCTGAAACGATGATACGCCATTCGCCGACAGAAACTTCCTTCCCAAAACTCTGCGTATGAGATTGCCAGAATGGTTGCCCCCAGACTCCACCTTCGATCAATCGTGAACGACGGTAGGAGTCCCATCCTGCGGCATAATTTGCTTTAGGCTTCGGAAGAAAAACGGATTTGATGCGTTCCAGTAAACTCATAGAAACCAAGCCCTTGTGCGTGTCACCGGACGCGTCAAACAGTTAGCCTTTAAATCAAGTGCCTGTTGCGCCAATGACATCACCTGAATCGGCGTGAGCGTTGCGAGTCCTGGCGCGGAAAACGTGAAGGACGAACCGTTTACGGTGGATGCGATAAGGGTCCCCTGCCCGTTTGCGTTGGCGCTGAGAGTGAACGCATTGTCGCGAATCGAGCGCAGTTCCGCCACGTCCCTTGAAAGGAATGCATTGAGCAATAGGCGCGGCGTGATCTCCATTACCATAGTGTTTGATGTAAAAGAAAACCGCCGCCACTGGTTAAAATGGCGGCGGTTCGGCCCTTAAAAATACAGGAAACGCACTCCCAAGGGGCTTTAGTATCCGTGTCGTTACTGAACACCCTACCACACCACGCCACTCTGTCAACTCTCGCCATGCAACACACCAGCGAGCGATGCTGCAACAATCTGCATCGCCTCACAGTCCCACGCATGGTTGTCCTCTCTGATTGGAATGTACCGACGGGTGATTGCTTTGGTCGTGTTGTCAACTACGTCCCGACAGATCTCTGACGTAATCTGAAGCATGTATTCTTTCCCAATGTCTTTCGGGAATGCCCATACGTCAGGACCTGCACCACGCAGTCTAGTCAATTTGTCTTTTGCGATAAGGTTGGACCAATTAATGAGCATGCAAAATTTCCTTGAAGGCGCAGCTATCTTTTTCCAAGGCGAGTAGAACTTTTCCAATTTTGGACCACGCGGCGGAACGTGACTCCATCGTTCTTCCTTCGAGCCTTTGAGAGCAGTCCAGCCAGACCCCCATACGTATTCGCCTTTTTCTGTGTATTTTGAGTGCCTAGCACAGGCTTCATACACATCTGTCGTGAGATAGCCCGAGTCCACAAACACCAGATTGTCCCGCACACCCATGCGTTGCTGGTAGTCCCGAACAGATTCCCAGTTCATCAATTTCCCAAACCATATCAGCTTCGAAGATCCATCCGATCTCCATGCCCGTAGACATGCCCAAAAATATCCTTTTTGCACGTCCACCGTAAGGAATCGAGTGATCTCACCATTAATTTTCTCGCCATTGGCGAAATCCGCCAGTCTGTAATCTGCTGCCAGCAAATTCACCACCGGCGTTTCATGGTCAGCACTCCATGTTTGTGCCCCACGCTTCTGTAAGAACTGCTTCAGAGGTTCAATGTGCCCGCGTTTTTTCAACTGCTGCGCCTTCACCCACTCGACAACCAAATCGGCCCAGTCGATCCACCAAATGGCCCACGCCGGCAGTGTGAAGTTTACGTGTCCGCTGACGAAGTTCCCACCCTCCGAGCGGTAGTCCGAGTGCTCTGCCATCGCACGCCGGTGTGCCGTCGTGTTCGGCGTGACGTGCCCACACTCAGGACACTCATGACGGACGGACTCGCGCAGTTCGGCCCAATTCCATTCCTCTGTGTCTGGTTTTTCGATGTACTTAATTTCGTTCCAATGCCACTTCAGCCACGCGTTGCAGGCCACGCAGGAGTGCCCCCATGTCATCGTTTCGCCCTGCTTCCAGAGTTCCTCGGCCTCGTGACTGGTGTCCCATCCCTGACTGACGCCGATAAACACGCGGTTGTAGCGGTCATGCATCCGCTTTTGTGCCTCCCCAAGGATGCCCGGGCGATACTGCCAAATCTCATCACACCAGACGTACCGCATACTCTTGCCCTGCAAACCGGACATATTCGCCCCCGTAAGAAACAGGGCACAGTGAGGAAACAGGATCGCGGACTTCCGCTTCTGATGCCGATCCTGTGGAAACAGCCGTGCCACCGGCTCGCAGCCCTCCAGCACCGGCATCAGCCTGCTCTCTGCCCAGTCCTTCGATGTGTCATCCGTCTGCTCCACGAGTAGCATCGGCCCAGGTGCCACCGCGATCACGTAAGGAATGATGAGCTCCAGCATCGTGGTCTTGCCCGCGCCGGTCGGCAGTCGCATCAGCACTGACCGGTGCTGCCCGCCAAGAATCGCCCGCATGGGAGCATTGAGATGCGGTGCCATCGCCGGATCGAACTCAGCCGAACGCGCCGAGTGTGGTAGCCTGACGTGCTCGCGAATCCACGCCAGAGGATCGCCCGTGTAGGGCGGTTTGTTGCCAGCGATGATGCCTTCAGCTAGCGGGTTCATCCACCACCTCCGTGAGTGCCTCGTTGAACGTCTCCTGCATCCTCGCCAGCCTAGGCGTCACTGCTGCGCGAATCTCCACCTCGGATTTCCCCGCCAGCAACCCAGGAAGGTCGTTGTCCAGTGCTGCCACGGCGGCGGCCAGCGCGGCACCGATGCGGACGCCTGCCTCTCTGAGTGCTGCGCGGCTCACCACGTCACCGCGGTCGCGATCCAGCCCCAACTGGATGCGTTCGGTTTCGAGTTGAATCTTCCGCAACCGCGCTGCGTCCAGCGTCAACGGCTCGTCAGTCTGCTCACTAGGCAAATTTTGCCTATCTTCAAGCCCGCACTCGGCAAAAATTTCCTGTAGCTCCGTCAGCAGCATCGGCGATGCTAGACGCTTCTGAGTCGTACCGTTCTTCACCTTGATGAAATCGAGGTGCTTTGCCAGCTTGAAAGCAGTGAAAGGCTTCACGTCCTTGGCCCATCTGGCGACTGTTCCATTTGAAACGCCGAAGTATACGGCAAGATTTTCCCCTAGTTTTACAGGAAGGTTGGGTGATTTGATAGCCATGCTAGGCAATTATTGCCGGTTTTGCTGGGTTACTAGGAAATTTTTGCCGATACTCATAAAAGTTGTCTGCGCGGCGACTTCGGACAAGTCCCATCACCCCCCAAAAAGATTCCTTACCGGGGTCCCCCCAGTGCCTCCAATGCCGCCTTCCGCCAGTTCGCGACCATCGTATGCGAGCACCCCTCCCCCATTGCTGCCTGATCAAGCGTCAGGTAGCCTGCAAGGTCTGGTCTGCCAATCGCAAACGCCATGCCAATCGCGCGTGCTCTGAGCTGCTCCCGCTTGCCATCAAAGAGTGCACCCAGCACCCGCACTACGGCGTCAGTGGTGGCTTCTGCGTGCGCCTCTGCCAGTGTCGAGACTACCCACGCGGCGGCGATCTCTGCCGAGCGTGGAGCAAGGTCTAGGTCTAGGAGCTCCTCCAGTGCCTCGTCGTACGTCATGCCTCCGTCCTCCATGCGTACTATGAGTCCGTCAAGTAAAAAAAGAACCCGGCCCACACTCATGGACCGGGCTCCCCGTTTTTTACTCATCACCACCCTTCCCAAGGTGGTTAGGTTTGAGCTTTCACACTGCCAGTTCACACCTGCCCAGTCAACCACTTTTCGCGGGCCTCGCGCCATTGACCTCGGCGTTCTGGGTCAACGTAGATGTCAGGCGCCGGCTCTGCGTTGGCAATGATCCACTCGGCCTGCTCGATGATGTCCGCCGCAGTGAGCAGCACTCTCCCGTGCGCCTCGGGGTGAACCGCCTTAAGGACGCGCAGATCGTGGATGATTGATTGGATTTTGCTCATGGTTTTGGTTGGGTTCTGTTTCCGTGTTTCCGATGTTTCCGCTGTTTCCGCAAACTCTAACAGTTGCCACGTGGGCCTCGCGGGCGTCCATCGTTCCCTACAGTACCTATAAATTAAATGTTTATAAAAATAGAGGAAACATCGGAAACACAGAGGGAATTGCGGAAACAGGATCGGAAACAGATCGGAAACATCGGAAACATTTAGGCGAGTTTCCAGCGTTTTTCGTTCCCGTTGGCTCCGCGCACCTCAAACCGAACCCAACCAAGACGACGGAGGACACGCCCGACGCGTGCCGCTGTTGCCTGCGACTGATGCTCGGTGTCGATCTGAAGCGGGTGATTCATAAGCTCCCGCGATGAATAGGTTCGCGTCGGCTCCAGGTGATCGGCGAGCACTGCCTCCCACGGGTCCTCGGGCCTGCGTTCGTCTGCTGCTGCTGCGGCGGCCTCGGTAGGCACACTCCACCAGTTCTCGCCTTCCTGATACCTGCGGAGGGCCTCGGCAAATAGCTGCTCGCGACAATCAGTCAGCCATTTGAGGTCCAGGAACCCACATCGAACCGGCCAGAATCGGCGTGCTCCCGTATCGTCAGCCTGCCAGTCGTCCCGGTTGGTTGTGCCCGCGAACACGGACTGGCGCGGGTGCTCCTCGGTCATCCGCCCGTAGGGTACGCGCACGCGGTCAATACGGGTGGACATAATACCCTTCAAGCGGTCCACGTCCTGACGACGAAATGAGTGCATTTCAGCCACCTCAATGAGCCATTTGCCCTTTAAGCTGAGCACGAAATCTTTGCTCCCAAAATCCTCGTGACACTCCCCGAACCACTCGCCTCCGAGGGTTGCCAGCGCGGAGGACTTCCCGAGCCCCTGCGAGCCCTCAAACACCGGCATCGTGTCCACCTTGCACCCTGGCTGCATAACTCGCGCCACGAGGGACAGCAGCCAGCATTCTCCCACGCGCCGATGGTAAGGATCTGGCCCTGCCCCAAATCCAGTCGGCATCAGGTCCACCATGCGCGGGACACCATCCCACGTAAGCGACTCCAGCCATTCGGTGACGACGTTGCGCCGATTGTCCCGCGCGACGGACATCGCAGCCTCATGCACGCGGTCGGTCGACGCTGTAGGGAGCTCGAACACGGATTGCATCCACCGGCACGCCTTGGACGCGTGCTGATCAGTCCACGGCTCCACCTCGCCCCAGACGTCGGTCTGCACGCGCTCCAAGAAGGAGTCCCACCAGATGTGTCCGCGCCAGTAATCGTGCAGTTCCATGATTCGACAGAGCGAGTCCAGACATGGCACGTATTTGCCACCTGCGCCGATCTGCAACCCATACCGAGCGTGATCAGCCCTCGGTACCGGCCCGAACTCCTCGCGCACCTCCACTCGTTGGACTGCCTCACCCGCAGGCGTTCGTGCGGCCTGCGTGGTGGTCACTGTGCGGGCCACGATGGGAGCCTCCTCGGCATACGGACGCGCTCCTGCCAGCAGTGCGGTGATATCCTCCAGCGTCCAATCGTCCTCCACGGCATCGGCCACGTCCCACCCCGAGGGGACG